AAGGCGGCGCCGACACCCTCGACAACCTGGCGCCCGTCTGCCACGCCTGCCACCAGGTCAAGACACATACCGAGGCGATGCGCGGCCAGCGATGAACAGAACGAATCAGACGGGTCGCGGGGCCTTCGAATGGCTAGGAAGTGGGGGCGCCCAGACACCGCGCAGTGTCCAAACGCGAGTGAAAGTCAGTTCAAAACCCTCGTGTTTCAAAAGTTTCAAAGCCAGGTGACTCATGGGCGGTCGAGGTAGCGGCGGACGGCGCGTCGGGTCGGGACAGAAGAAGAAGTTGGCGGTCGTCGTCCGGCATCCGAGCGCCCCGGCGGACGCAGGCGCTGTGATCGACGCCATGGACCCGCCGGCCGAGCTCCAGGGGGACGCGGCGGAGCTGGCGAACCTCGTCTCACAGCTCGCGTTCCTGCAGCAGGCGTCAGGGCCGGGCGAGCCGAACCCGCAGATCGCCGAGATCCAGGCGCACGTGAACGAACTCGAGGCCCACGCCCACGCGCTGGCGATCTGGCAGGAACTGGCCCCGCAGGCGACCGCGGCGCGCACGTTGACGCCGGCGACGTCGGCCGCGTTCGTGATGCTCTGCCGGGCCGTCGTGCTCGAGCGGGCGCTCTCCGCCTCGCCGTCGACCGCCGGCGGCCCGAATCACCGGGGGCTGCAGCATCGGGTGGCGACCTGGATGAAGGACTTCTGTCTGTCGCCGTTTGGGAAGCCGCTGTCTGAGGCGACGCCGGCCGCGGCCTCCGTCAGTCGGTGGGGTAGTGCGCTGAAATGAGCACATCCGCCGGCGCGCGCGCGGTCCGGCTCATCAATCTGCTCACGCATTCGTCGGGTACGTTCGGCCGCCAGCCGTTCAACCTGCGGCCGTGGCAGCAGCGCATCATCCGGAAGCTCTTTCGCACGCGGCCGGACGGCCTCCGGATCTATCGCACCTGTCTGTTGATGTTGCCGAGGAAGAACGGGAAGACCGAGCTCGCCGCGGCCATCGCGATCTACTGCCTCCTCTTCGACCAGCCGCCGGAAATTGGCGGGGAAATCTATCTGGCCGCGGCGGACAAGGAGCAGGCCTCGAAGGTGTTCCTCGCGATGGTCGCGATGATCGAGAACGATGCGGAACTGGACGCGCAGGTCGAGATCATCCGGTCTACGTTCCGGATCACCCATCGCGCGAGCGGGAGCTTCTGCCGGGTCATCTCCGCGGAGGCCTACACGGCGCATTCCTTCAACGCGAGCGTGGTCATCTACGACGAGCTCCACTGCGCGCCGACGCGTGATCTCTGGGACGTCCTGGTCACCAGCCAGGGCGCTCGCGCGCAGCCGCTCATGATCGCCATCTCGACCGCCGGCTTCGACAAGCAGTCGATCCTCTACGAGCTTTACAGCCACGCGAAGCGCGTGCTCGAGAACCCGTCCCTCGATCCGACGTTTCTCCCGATCATCTACGAGATGCCCGTCGACGCGGACTGGACCGATGAACGCGAGTGGCGCAAGGCCAATCCCGCGCTGGGGGATTTCCGCAGCCTCGAAGAAATGCGGACCTCGAACCAGCGCGCGCAGCAGATCCCCGCGTTTGAAATGGCCTGGCGGCGGCTGTACGGCAACCAGTGGACGGAAAGCGCCGAACGGTGGGTGAGTCTCGCCGCCTGGGATGTCTGTAACGTCTGCGCGGAGCCTGCCGCATGACCCGCACCGAGTTCCGCGCTCGACTCAAAGGCCGACTCTGCTACGTGGGGATGGACCTCTCGTCCACGAAGGATCTGACCGCCCTGGCCGCCGTCTTTCCCGACGACGAAGGTCCGGGCTTCGACGTGCTGGCCGAGTTCTTCATGCCGCACGACAACATCCTCGAGCGCGTGACACGGGACCGGGTGCCGTACGACCAGTGGGAGCGGGACGGGTTCATCCTCGCGACGCCGGGCAACCGCGTGGACTACCAGGTCGTCCGCCGGGTGCTGAACGAGTGGGCGCTCGAGTTCTCGATGCAGGAAGTGGCGTTTGACCCCTGGAACGCGACCGGCTTGATTCAGGAGCTCCAGGACCAGGACGGGTTCACCTGTGTCCCGATCCGGCAGGGGTTCCGATCCTTGTCGGCCCCGACGAAGTCGCTCGAAACGGCTATCCTCACGACGCGCCTGCGGCATGATGGACACCCCGTGCTCCGGTGGTGCATCGGGAACGCCGCGGCTGAGCAGGACGCGACAGGGAATATCAAGCTGTCGAAGAAAGTCTCGACCGAACGGATCGACGGGGCCGCCGCGCTGGTCAATGCCATAGACCGAATGGACCGGCACGCCGGCGCCGACATGGGGCCTGCACAGGATCCCTACCTGGTGGTCGCCTGAATGAAGCGCACGCATCCCGGCCGCCCGCGCGTCGACGACGACGACGAGACCGTCGAGGTAGGCGTGTCGATCCCCTTGAAGCAATACGACGGCTACGCGACCCGGGCCCTGCGGGAGGACGTGAGCGTGCCCGAGATCATCCGCCGCGAGCTGCAGGGGAAGCCCCGGCGCCTCGAATAAACATCGACAAACCCTGCGATCCGACCCCGACACCCCACACTGGTCCGTGTGGGTTTCTCCCGCTAGTTATGCGCTGGTTGTGCTTCTGGCGACCGCCGTGTCTCCTGCGTCGCGTGATTGTGAATTTCACGCACGACCCGACGGAAGCGATCGAGGGCGTGTTGTACGCGTACCGGGGCGGGTGGCTGACGCTCAAGGAGTGCTCACCCCTCAAGGCCGGCCAGGTGCCCGGGAAGATTCCCGGCGACGTCGTCGTGCATCGCGATCGGATCGCCTTCCTGCAGGTGGCCCCGTGATCGTCCGGACATTCGAAGGACTGCAGGCGCTCACCGCCCAACAGCCCACGTGGGGATCGCACGGCTCCTCGTTACGCCTGTACGATCAGCACCAGTCGTATGCCGAGATTTATCGCCGGGATCCGAACATGCGGATCCCGATCGACTTCCTGATGCGCAACGTCGCGCATCTCTCACCGCCCCAGGTGTTTCGCCGCGTCTCGGATACCGATCGGGTTCGGCTCACGAATCACCCACTCGCGCGCTGGCTGAAATACCCGAACCCCGCGACGACCGGCTATCGCTTGTTCGAAACCCTGATGGGCGACCTCGGGGTCTACATGGAGGCGTTTTGGCTCAAGGTGCGGTACGACGACGCCGCCGGGGCCCAGATCGGCCTGCTCGCGCTGCCGCCCCAGGAGATGGCGATCCAGGGCGGGGTCTTACCCGCTGAGTTCCGCTGGACCTCGAACGGGCAAGAGCGCGCGTTTCCCCCGTCTGAGATCGTCTACTTCAACGGGTACAACCCGATCGATCGCTTGCGCGGGCTCTCCCTCTTCGAGACGCTGCGATCCATTGCGGCCGAAGACGCGGCGGCCAGTGAACATCGCGAAAGCTTCTGGCGCAACGCGTCCCGCCAGGAGGGGGTCATCGAACAGGCGACCGACGCGCCCGCCGGTAAGTGGTCGCCCGACCAGAAGAACGCCTGGCGCGATCAGTGGCAGGCGCGCCACACCGGGTCGGCGGCGGGCCAGGTCGCCCTCTTGGAACCGGGCTGGTCCTTCAAGGCCGGATCGTTCTCCCCCAAAGACGCCGAGTACATCGCCGGCATGAAGGCGCGGCGCGAGGTCTCCGCGGCCGGCTGGCACGCCCCGCAACCGTTTGTCGGCATCCTCGATCACGCCACCTTCAGCAACATCCGAGAGCAACACAAGAACCTCTACCAGGACGTGCTCGGCCCAACGTTTGAAATGATCATCCAGGAGCTCGAACGCCAGGTGCTCCCTGAATGTGATGACCAGGATCGCATCTACCTCGAGTACAACGTGGCGGCGAAGCTCGCCGGCACACCGGAAGAGCGCGCGACCTCCATGCAGGTCTCGATTGGCCGCCCGTGGCGCACCGTGAACGAAGGCCGCGCCCTCGACAACCTCCCGCGTCTCGACGACCCCGAGCTCGACACCGTCGCGCCCCAACAGGGCGGCCCGTCTGATGCGACCGCGCACCCCGAGAAGGCGACGGCGCCGATGATGACCAAGCCGGGCGATGCGACCGACAGCGCGGCCGAGACGATCATCCGGCAGTTCTGGGCGCGGCAGTCCGACCGGATCCTGAAAATGCCCGCGGACGAACGCGCGCTGTTCTTCGATGCCGCGCGATGGGACGCGGAATTGAGCCACGACCTCGGCGGACAAGACGCCTGGGCACACGCGATCAACCTCGAGACCGTCGCGTTGCTCGAGGCGGGCGCGCCCGCGTTCGCCCGCAACCGGCCGGTGAAGGAGCCGCTCCATGGCTGACCGCTACGCGCGGATCATCACGCTCGTACAGGACATGCCGTGGGCGATCCTCCCGGCGAAGCTCGCCGCGATCAAGTCGCTCCTGCAGCTCCGATCGGCTGGACTCACGTTGACGGCGGAGGATGTGCGCGCGCGCCTCGGGGGGGATCCGCCGACGCGCCAGGACCCGCGCATCAACGGCGCCGGCGTGGCCGTGCTCCCGGTCTTCGGCGTCATCGCCCAGCGGATGGATCTCTTCGCCGAGATGAGTGGTGGCACGTCCACCGAGACGCTCGCGCGCGACTTCCGCACGTTCCGCGATAACGCCCAGGTGAAGGCGATCGTGCTCGCGGTGGACTCACCCGGAGGCGGGGTCTACGGCATTGACGAACTCGCGACCGAGATCCGCGCGGCCAGAGGCCTCAAGCCGATCGTCGCCGTGGCCGACAGCGTGGCGGCATCGGCCGCGTACTGGCTGGCGAGCCAAGCGGACGAGCTCATCGTGACACCCGGCGGACAAGTCGGCTCGATCGGCGTGTTCACCGCGCACGACGACGTCAGCAAGATGCTCGACGAACTCGGCGTCACAACGACCCTAATCTCGGCCGGCAAATACAAGGTTGAAGCCAATCCCTTCGAGCCGCTCTCAAAGGACGCGAAGGCCGCCCTCCAGGCCACCGTCGATCAGTACTACGCCCGGTTCCTGCAAGCCGTAGCCGCGGGCCGGCACGTCTCCGCGGCCGCGGTCGAAGCCGGGTACGGCCAGGGCCGGATGCTGACGTCGGCCGACGCCCTGGCTGCCGGCATGGTCGATCGGATTGACACCTTGGACGCGACGATCGCGCGGCTCAGTGCCGTCGCGGCCGCGTCTGCCCTCAGCTCTCTGCACGCCACCGGCACGGCCCAGGAACCCGTCAGGGTCACGGCCCAGGACCGTCGGCGGCAGTCCCAGCAACTCGCCCTCGCGGGCGCGCTGCTCGACCTGTAACGGACCGCTTCACCGAAAGAAGAGCCTATGAACATCGACGCCCTCAAACGCGACCTGGCCGCCAAGAAAGCCCAGATCGAGACCCTCAGCCAGAAGTCCCGCACCCTCGCCGAGCAGGAGAACCGCGCCCTGACCGACGCCGAGATGGCCGAGCTCACGGCGCTGATCGACGAGGGGAAGAACTTACGGGCCCGGATCGACCGCCTCGAAGGCCAGCAGTCCCAGATGGCCGAAATTGATCGGCTGACCGCCGGCATGACGCCCCCGGCGCCCGCGCGTGGTGCCGCCGCAGACCCGTCCGCCCGGCAGTACCGATCGATGGGCGAAATGTTCGCGGCCGAAGCCGGCGAGTTCTTCCGCCAGGGTCGGCACCGGAACGCGGGGGCGTGGGTCTCACCGAGCGTCGAGTACCGGGCGACCCTCATCGACACGACCGGGGGCTCGGGCGGGCCGTTGATCGTGCCGGACTATCGCCCCGGCCTGGTCGACCTGCGGTTTCAGGCCCCGACGATCGCCGACCTCATCGCACCTGGCACGACCGACAGCAACGCGATCATCTACTTCAAGGAAACCACGTTCACGAACGCCGCGGCCGCCGTGGCCCAGGGCGCCGCGAAGCCTGAATCGGCCCTCGTCTACGAACAGGCGACCGATCCGGTGCAGAAGATCGCCCACTTCTTCGCGGTCACGAGTGAGGCGCTCGAGGACATCCCGGCCATGCGCTCGATGATCGATGCGCGCGGGCGGTACGGCTTGCAGCTCGCGGAAGACAACGCGCTGCTCAACGGCGACGGCACCGCGCCGAACATCAGCGGCATTCTGGATCGGGCCGGGTTGGCCGCGGCGCAAGCGCGCGGCGCGGACAGCAACGCGGACGCGATCCTGAAAGAGATCAGCAAGATCGAAACGACGTCGTTCGTCCCCGTGACGGGCATCGTCCTGAATCCTGCCAACTGGCAGACGATCCAGCTCACGAAGAACGCCGCCGGCAACTACCTGGGCACCGGGCCCTGGTCCGCGCCGCAGACGCCGATGCTGTGGGGCCTGCCGGTGGTCAAGACCTCGAAGATCGCGGCGAACCTCGGCCTCGTCGGCGACTTCCGCGGCTCCGCGCAGATCTTCCGCAAGGGCGGCGTGGTCGTGGTCGCGACGAACAGTCACAGCGACTGGTTTGTCTACAACAAAACCGCGGTGCTCTTCGAGGAGCGCCTCGCGCTGGCGGTGTACAGAGAATCGGCCTTCGGCACTGTGACGGGGTTGGCGTAAGGCAGCAGCAGTGCGCTAGATGGCGAGCCGGCCCGCGCGCTGGCTCGCGTCCTTGCCCCCGAGGTGGTTCACGCGCGCTTCGAAGGAGTCTCGACAATGGAACAGCCACGCTACGACGCCACGCAGAACAAATACGTGCGCGGCCAGGATCTGACACTCGTGGCGCCGGCCGCGCACACGGTCACCTTTACCGGCCCGGCGCAGAACTGCGCCGAGTACGGCGAAGGCGACTTCACCCTGACCGTCACGGCGAAGGCGGGCACGGCGCCGACGCTCGACGTGCAACTGCAAACCCGCGCGTACGGCGGCGCCTGGGCGAACGTCGGCGCGGCGTTCACGCAGAAGACCGACGCCGGTGCGCAGACCCTCACCGTCGACGGCTTTCGGGACGAAGTGCAGGCCGTGTGTACGATCGGTGGCAGCGCCGGCCAGTCCGTGACCTTCGGCGTGACGGGCGCGGTCAAGTAGGCCGATGTTCCGTCAGGATCCCGGCCCCTGCCCGATCTGCGGCCACGCGCACACCGCGTGCACGGCGGACAGTGGGCCGATCCGTGTGGCACAACTCCCGCAGCGAGATGCCGCGGCGCCGTCGGCTCCGCTGGGAACTGCGGCCGCCCCGGCTCCAGATGCGGGACTCGCCGGCGCCGCGCCGCTCGTGGCGGACGTCGTCCAGGCGACGGAGACGCGCACGACCGGGACGGCTCGACGCCCCAAGAAGAAGGCCCGGTGACCCTCGTGCAGCCCCCGTTCTGGGCCCACGGCACCCGCCAGGGGGTCGCCCCGCATGCGGTGTCGGTGCTCGTGACGCCGCCCGAGAGCGAGCCGATCGACCTGGCGACGGCGAAGCTGTACGCACGCCTCACCGGCACGGATCTCGATGGCTTGATCCCGGGGTTCATCACGTCGGCCCGAATGCAGGTCGAGCAGGAGACGGGACTCGCGCTGATCGAGCAAACCCGGGACGTCTCGTACGACGCGATCGCAGGGCCGATCCTCACGTTGCCGTCGCAGTCTCGACCGTTGCAGTCGGTCACCTCGATCACCTCGACGGATTCCGCCGGCGCCGAGCACGTCCTCGATCCCGCGAACTACGTCGTCGATTTGGCGAGCGCGCGGATTGGATTGGCGATCGGCGGCGCGTGGGCGAGTGACCTGAGACCCTTTCGTCCGTACGTGATTCGGATCGTCTCTGGCTGGGCAACACCCGAGGCTGTCCCGCAGCCGTTGAAAGACGCGGTCGGGTTCTTCGTGGACTACCTCGTGAACAAAGACGCGATGGCGCTCCAGCTCTACGAGCAGGCGATCGCGAACTGGCGCCCGGTGGTGGTGGCGTAGATGGCGCCCCCGGACCCCGTCCTCCGTGAGTCGATCGAGATCCAAGAGAACCTTCCGGACCCCGTCCCAGTGGCGACGCTCACCCGCACGTCGGCGACGGCGACCGTGACTACGGCCACGCCCCACGGGTTCACGACGGGCGACTTCGTCCAGATCGCCGGCACGACGCCCACGGGCTACGGCGGCAAGGTCAAGATCACCGTCACGGGCCCGACGACGTTCACCTATCCGGTCCTTGGGACGCTCGCCACGCCGGCCACCGGGACGATCACGGTGACGTACGTGAGTGACGCCCAGGGCGGTCGCAAGATCGGCTGGGAAGCCCTGCGCACCATCCACGCGGAGGCGATCCCGGTCAAGGCGTGGGAGAAGCTCCAGGTGCAGGCGCTCCAGGGCCAACTCGACTATCGCTTCCGGATTCATACCGTGGACGCCGGCGGGATCACCGACGAGATGCGGATCGTGTGGACGCCGCAATGGCCCGCGGGCTCGCCGGTGCATACGCTCGAGATCAGCGGCATCTTGCCCGATCGCGACGGGCGCCAGTTCGTGTTCCTCGAGGCGGGGGAGACGGTCTGATGCCGTACATCCTGCCCACGCGCGCCGTGCGCACGGCCCTCTACGCCCTCTTTGTCACGGACGAGGCATTGGCCGCGCTGACCCCGGGCGGCATTCAGACGGACGTCGGCACGGAAGCCCACGAGTACCCGTTCCTCTGGGTGGAGGTGTTCCACGATCAGAACTACGGGGGGCTCGGCACGTCACCGGGGCATGGATCGATGCCGGGGATTTCGGTCCGCCTCCACGTCTTCCAGGGCGATTACGGCACGCTGCAGGACGCCGAGACCGTGATGGAGCGCGCGATCTTCTTGCTCTGGGATACCGACGGGCACCCGCTCGGCGTGGAAGGCTACACAGTGTGCGCCGGCGGCCCGATGCCCGAGACGAGCTCGTTCCCGTTGTCGTTCGAGCTCCTGAACAACGTGCCGGTCAAGGAACTCGTGCAGCTCGCGGATCTGATTCTCGAAGAGGTGGCCGCCTGATGCGCCCTGAGCCGACACCGGTCAACGCACCCGTGATTGTCGATCCGACCGGGAAGCCGGCACGCACGGCCACGAGTACGGCGTGTCCGCGGTGTGCGGCGGGGCCGGAACGGCGAATCGCGTCGTGTGGATTTGGGGTCCGTCGGCCCTGTTGTGAGTCGTGCGGGTACGTCTGGGCAGGCGAAGTATTCAAGGAGCCCGTCAATGGGTAAGGCGTCATCGGCACAATTCTCCGCGTTGACCGTCGACGGCTTCAATCTGCTCGCCGCGAAAGTCCAGAGCGTCAGCCACGAGATCGCGTTCGAGCTCGAGCCGGGCGATGGGCTCGGCGACGCCTGGCGGGAGAAGGCGCCGACCGGGATGTGGACGGCGACCCTCGAACAGACCGGCGCGTTCTTCACCACGGCGGCAAACAGCATCCACGACGCCATGAACGGGCTTCCGGCCACGAAACGGATCGTGTCCTGGGCGACCGCGGGGAACACGATCGGCGCGGTCTTCAACGGGGCGATCGGGGCGTTCACGGCGAAATATGCCGTTCTGAGTGCGCTCGGCAAATTGACCAAAGCCAACGTGACGTACGCCGTCGCCGGCCAGGTCGATGAGGGCGTGATCCTCCAGCCGCAGCACCAGGAGACCGTGGACTGGACCGGGGCCTCGGTGGATCACGGGGCCAGTTCCGCGAGCGGGGGCGTGGGGTATCTGTCCGTCTCGCAGATGGCGGGCCTCACCGGCTTTGTCGGCACCATCGAAGGGTCTGGCGACAACGCGTCGTGGACGGCGCTCGGGCCGACGTTCGCCAACATCACCGCGGCGCCCGCAGTGCACCGGCTCGTCTTCGCGGGAGCCGTGCCGCGGTATCTCCGGTTCCGGGGCGACGTGACGGGCACAGGGACGGTGACGAGCTTCGTGGGGTTCGCGCGCACGTAACGCGCGGAGTGGTCTCAGTTTTTAGACAAAGGCAGGGTAGACATCATGGCCGTAGGGAAACAGGGCTCCGCCGATGTGATCGTGACGCTGGATGACGCCGCGAGCGCCCCCCAAGTCGTGACGGACTTCATCATGGATCTCGGGGGCGCCGAGATCGAGATGGAACTCGAATCGTCGGAGTCGTTTGGCAAGAAGTGGCGCGAGAAGGCGCCGACCGGCATGTGGACGTGTCCCCCGATCGCGATGAAAGGCCACTACGACACGACGCCCGTCACGGGGCCCACGGTCGTGATGCGTCCGGATCCGAACGTCGCGCCGACCTTGCGCACCCTGAAGATCGAGTTCGGCGACGGCACGAGTTTCACGGTCGAGGCGTGGCTGAACAAGTTCAAGGTGACACCCACGAATGGAAAACTGACCGGGTTCGAGGCCACGGCGACCCCAAGCGGCGCAGCGGTCTGGGCGTAGTCCCATGCCCTCGCCGTTCGCCAGTCGCACGGTGTCCGATCCGATCCCCCTCCCGTTCGATGCGGGACAGTGGATCCAGGTCCGCACGCTCACCGCGCGGGAGTGTGATACCTGCCGGCAGGCCCATGCCGCAGGGATTGCGGCCGGCGATGCGCGGCTGTGGCCGATGCGGTTCCGGCGGATCCTCGAAGGCAGCGTGTCGGACAAGGCCCTGGTCGACCAGGCCATCGCCGATCCGTTGACCGGCTGGGACCGCTTTTCGCTCGTGCGCTTGGGGCTGGTGGCGTGGTCGTATCCGCAGTCGATCGCGATCATGCCAGGCACGCCGGCGGCGATGAACCCGGACGGCACGACCAAGACGCCCGCGATCCCGGCGATCGACCACGTCGGCGACCTGGTGGATGAGGCGGTGGATTTCTTCGCGACCGCGGTCCTCCGTAAAACCAAGCCCGGGTTGTTCCTCACGACGGAGGAGGACATCGAGGCGGCCCAAAAACACCTACCGGGCCCTGTACCGCCTGCTTGAAGGCGGGCAGCGGCCCAGCTATCGACCGGTCAGCCCGCTCGCGCACTACGTCGGGCGCATCTGCGAAGAGTTCCCGGCGCTGAAGCCGTCTGACGTGCTGGCGGAACGGGCCCGGCTGCCCGAGGGGTTCCTCGAAGAGATCGTCGAATCCCGATCGTTTGCGCGCGCGGTGCAGGCCAATCAGATCGACCCGAAAGGCTGGCAGTCCTCACCCATGCGGATCACGGCGATGGAATGCGAACACGAAATGGCGGAAGAGGAGATCGCGTCGCGTGGCTGATTCCTTCACGATCGACATCGACACGGCGCCGCTCCTGGCCGCCTTGGCGGCGATCCCGGAGGCGGTGCATGCCCATCTGAAGGCGGCGGCAAAGATCACGGCGGAGCACATCGCCACGGAAGCACGCGCGCGGGTGGCCCGTCGGACCGGGACGACGGCGTCCCTCATCACGGTCGAGGAGACGACCAGCGGGGATGGCTACGTGATCTATGTCGCGCCCGACGTCACGTTGTCGTGGCACGACATGCCGTCCGGGCGAGGGCATACCCAGAAGGTGACCTACAACGCGGTGGCGGGCTGGTTGGAGTTCGGGACGAAGTTCATGAGCGCGAAGCCCTTCCTGTTCGTGTCCGCCCGCCTCGAAGAAGGCGCCCACGACCAGCGGGCGCGCGAGGCGGTGCAAGACGCGATCGATGAAAGCGGACTCGGAGAGGCGGCGTAAGTGGCTGGCTCGAACCCCGCCCTCATCGTCCGCGTGGCCGCCACGATCGAGGAACTGCGGCGGAATCTCGCCGAGGGTGTCTCGCAGATCGAAACCACCACGGCGGCCATGGGCAAACTGGCGGCGTCGTTCTCCGGCGACAAGTTGATCCAGGCGGCCCAGAACGTGACGGCCGCGGTGAACTCGATCGGCGGGGCCTCCAAGCTCACCGATGCGGAAGCCGCCCGCGTCAATGCGACGCTGGAAAAGGCGCTCGAGAAGTATGAGGCGCTCGGTCGCGTCGCCCCGCCAGGGATGCGAGAGTTGGCCGATGAAACCAAGCGCGTGGACACCGAGAGTAGTGGGCTGACGGAGACGGTCAAGCAGCTCGCGCTCGGCTTTCTCGCGATGTTCACGGCACGGGCGGCGTTCACCTTCGTGAAGGCGACGCTCGAGGAAGCCTCGGCGCTCCAGGATCTCAGTCGGCAGACACGCATCAACGTCGAAGACCTCCAACTCCTCGCGGGCGCGATGTCCCAGTTCGGAGTGGACGCCGACACGCTCGGGAAGGGGCTGTTCAAACTGTCGCGCGGCATTGCCGGCGGTGACGAGTCGGTGGCGACGGGACTCCACATGATGGGGATGTCCCTGAAGGACCTCGACGGCATCAACGGCAAGGAATTGTTCCTCAAGATTGAAGGCGGGCTGGCCACGTTACAGGGCGGCCTGCGGGATACGGCGGCGGCGGATCTCTTCGGGGGGCGGTTGGGGGCGGCCATGGCGGGGGCCTCGGAAGGGATCGGCGGCGCGATCGCGACCTGGGAACGCTTGAACCAGGTCGCGAGCTCCGAGTCGGTCGAGGCGCTGGAGACGTTCAATGAGGCGATCAAGCGGGCCAACAAGAACCTCGACGCCATAGCCGCGAACATGATCGGTCCCGTCGCGCAGGGCTTCAATGTCGTGATTGCGGCGGCCGAGAAGGGCGCGCCGAAATGGGATCTGTTCGTCGCGATGGTGAAGGACTTCGCGGCGAGCAATGTCGTGACCGGGGCCAGCGCGTCCAACCTGGCCACGCTCCTCGACGGCCTCAACACGAAAACGACTGAGGGTGCGGCCGCGCACCAGAAACTCGCTGAACAAGCGCGGGCCTTGGACGCCGCCGGTGGTCCGCTCAAGGACGGCATGACGCTCCAACTCGGGTTGCATGGGCAGATTGCGGCGGCGATCGATACGCGGACCCAGGCCGAGAAGTTCATGGCGGCCCTCGAAGCGGACGCGACCGTCGCGTTGACCGCGGCGCAGCGCGCCAACCTCGCCCACCTGGCCGAGATTGGGGCCCTCACGGCCTCGAACGCGGCCGCGATCGGCGTCAATGGGGCGCAGTTCGAGCTCTACAAGGCATCGATCGACCACGCCAAGACCGCGACCGAGGCCCTCGCGAAGGCCACCCGCGACCTGGACACCGAGACCGTCACGCAGTTGAAGAATGCGCTCAAGGGGATGGCGGAGGTCGAGAAGGCGCGGCTCGATGGTGCGATGGGGAACTACCGCGAGCAGATCCGCGCCGTCCAGGATCTGGACATCGCCGAGCAGGCGGCGTTCAAGCGGACCTTCGAGTCACTCGACGATGAAGTCAAACGCCGCGGGGTGCTCGGCGAGAGCGTCACCGCCCACATCAAGCGCATGGACGAGGAGGCGGCGCTCCAGACCAAACTCGCGGGCGTGACGAACACGGCGATCCTCTCGGAGTTCGATGCGCAGACGAAGCTCAACGCGTCCTGGGGGCTCGATGCCTACGGCGCCCTGAAGCTGCAGAAGACCGCCCGCGATGAGTACCTCGCGGATTTGGCGACGCTCCATCAAGCCAAGGTGGACGGGGTCTCGCAGTCGAAAGAGGAGCAGATCCTCCTCGACACGTACCTCGGAAAACTGGCGGCGATCCCGCCGGTCATGGATCAAGTCAAGGCCGCCGGCGGTCGGGTCGCGGACAGCTTGACCGAGATGACGGGGACGGCCGGCGCCTTCGGGATGGCGATGATCGACACGTCCGGCAAATCGATCAGCGCCCTCGCGGCGCTCACGGACGTGTCGAAGGGCTACACGGACGCCGTCCGGGCCGAAATGGAAATGCTCGTCTCCGACTCCGTGCGCATGGAACAGGGGATGGCCGCGCAGTCCGCGCTCTTTTTCGAGCAGATGCGGAATCAAGCCGCGTCCCAGTCCAACTTTGCGATCCAAGGCGGCACGAACGCCGCGGCATCCCAGGCGCTGACGCAAGTCAACGCGGACGTGTTCGGACCCTACGGCCAGATGCCGCTCTCGATGGAGACGTACAACGCGCTGTCCGCGGAGGTGCAGCGGCGGATGTTCGATCTCGGTTTCGGGGCGACGCCGGTCGCGCTCAACATGCGGCGCGACAGCGGGGGACCCGTCTCGGCGGGCCAGTCCTACTACATCGGCACGGGCGCCCAGCCCGAGCTCTTCACCCCGTCCTCGAGCGGCTTCATGACGCCGGCGGGCAGCGGGGGCACGACCGTCAACGTGACGATCCAGGTCACGCAACCGCTCGGGACCCCGGACGCGATCGCCCGAGCCGTCGGCGAGGCCCTGAACGCGCGGATGCGCAGCCTCGGTGATCGCACCCCATGGCAGTCCTAACCGCCGCTCGGATCGGCGTGGCGCGGGTTGGAGGCACCCGGCTCGGCTATCCGATTGCCCAGGGCGTCGTCCTGCCCACGTACGCGCTGCTCGGGGTGGCGCGGCTGGGGGCGACGCGGCTGAACTGGCATTCGCCGAACGTCTTCGTCGCGATCAACGGCGTGCACGTGGGGACGGCGCGGGACGTGGACACGGCCAAAGTCCGGTACGGGACGCCGACGATCACCGGGTCGCTGGGGGCCACGCCGAGCACGGCCGCGTGTACGACGCAAGGGTTCCGGCCGGTCGAGGGGCACGAGGTCATCATCACGCTCGGCTCGAAGAACAATCTGCGGCGCGAGTTTGCCGGCCAGATCCTCTCGTCGACGCGGGGCTATGTCGGCACGCCCGAGAACTTCCATGACCAGCTCCGCCTGATCGATTACACCTGGGGGCTGAACAAGCGCAAGGTCCGGAACCGGTATCTCTCGACGACGGTGGCCGCCGTCGCGGCGGACCTCCTGGCGAACGCGCCGGGCTACACCCTGTCCGTCGCCGCGGACATCGGCGCCGAGCGCCTCGACGAGATCACGTTCACGGAGCAGGACCTGACCGTCTGCCTCTCGCAACTCGTGACTCGGGTCGGCGGGGAGTGGGTGTGCGACTACCACAAAGTGGTGCGCCTCTTCTACGAAGACGCGACGCAGACGGCGCCGACGATCCTGAACGCGGTGCACACGAGCCTGGCCAACGTCTCGGTGACGCGCGACCTCAGCCAAGTGCTGACGCGGGTCTACGTCGAGGGCGGCGGGGTCAACGTGGCGGCGTCGCTCGCGGTCGGCGAAACGATCCTGCCGCTCGACGGGGACCCGGCGTGGTATCAGGCCGGCGGCGGCGTCGTCGTCTGCGGTCCGCAGCGCATCACGTACACCGGCGTGTCGGGCGGCTCGGGGGGCGGTCTCGTCGGCACCGGCGCGTCGCCGTCGGGGAGTCCGGTTGGCGCGCTCACGAGTGGCGCCGGCATCGAGACGGGCGCGCACCAGTACACCGTGACCTTCGTCACCGCGGCCGGCGAGTCGATCAGCGGACCTGTCGCCACGATCACGACGGGCGTCACCGTCGAGCCGCTGACCGCGCCGACGACCGGCGCGCCCACCATCGGCACCGGACCCAATCCGGGGAGTCATGACTACGCCGTGTCCTTCGTGACGGCGAGCGGCGAGACGCTGCCGGGGCCACGCGCGACGCAGGCGACGGCGCTGTCTGCCGAGCCTGCCGCCGCGCCGACCGTGAACACGCCAACGCTGGGCGCCGGCGTGACGGACGGTCAGCACGAGTACGCCGTCACGAACGTGACGGCTATCGGCGAGACGACGCCGGGACCGATCAGCGCGCAAGTCACCGCGGGATCGCTGCCGGGGCCGGCGACGGCGCCGACACTCGGCGCGGGCACTCCGGGCACCGGGCCGGATGCAGGCGTGCACGAGTACGCGGTGACGTTCGTCACGGCGCTGGGCGAGACGACGGCGGGCGCGCGTGTGACGGCCGCGAACCTCTTCGCGGTGCCGCCGGCGACGGCGCCATCGGCGAGCAATCCGATGAGCGGCATCGGACCGGAGCCGGGGACGTACGACTACCTCGCGACCTTCGTCACGCCGAGCGGCGAGACGACCGCGGGACCGGCGGGGACGGGTTCAACGAGCCTCTCCGCGGCGCCCACGACCGCGCCCGCGGCCGGCAGTCCAGCCGTCGGCGTCGGCATCGAGAACGGCACCGTTGACTACGTGGTGACGTTTGGCGCGTCCGGTGACTCGCAGTACGCCGCGCGCGAGACGACCGCGAGCGCCGTTAGTAACGCGGTGACGTGCGGCGTCCAACTGCTGCCGGTTGCCACGACCGACCTGTGGCCGACCTTCAGGGCAGAAGCCATCGGCGGCTCCGGCGGCGGACTGTCCGGCATCTATCAGTACGCGTTCACACGCGTGACCGCTTTCGGCGAGACGACGGCCAATCCCTCGACCGGAACAACCAGCAGCGTAGTCACAGGATATTTCGTCACCATTCCGTCGGCGCCTGCGGGTTGTACCGCAACCAATCTGTACCGGACGGTCGGCAACGGATCGCAACTCAAGCTCGCCGCGACGCTGCCGGTGGCGGGCGGCATGACGTTCTACGCCGACACGCTGCCGGATGCGTCGCTCGGTGCGGCGCCGCCGACGACGAACACCGCGAACGTCGCGCACAATCAAGTCGTCGTCACCCTGCCGTCGAGTCCCGACCCCTACGTCACGATCCGCGGACTGTATCGGCGGTTCAACGGCGCGGGGCCATTCCTCCGAGTCGCGACTCTCGGAAACAGTTGGCCGCCGACCTACACCGATGCCGTTTCGAACGCCAGTCTCGGGGCCGCGCCGCCGACCGTCAACACCGCGTACTTGCAGCAACTCCAAGTCTCGACCTCGGTGGGCGAGGCGCAAGTAACGGCGCGGCGCATCTACCGGCGGACCTCCGGCGTTGGGACGTTCAAGCTCGCCGGTACGGTCTACAACAACGCCGCGACGGCGTGGACCGACACGACGCCGAACGCCAGTCTCGGCGCCGAGCCGCCGACCGTGAACACGGCGAGCCTTCAGCGGACGATTCCGCTCACCGCGATTCCGACCGGACCGAGCGGCACGACGGCGCGCAAACTCTACCGGACCGCGGCGGGCGCTTCACAGTTGAAGCTCCTCGCGACTCTCTCCGGCAACTACACGACGACGGCGACGGATGCGACGCCAGACGCGGGTCTCGGGGCGGATGCGCCGACGGTCGGCACCGCCGCGGCGAACGTGATCGCGCTCGCGGACATCCCGACCGGCGACAGCACGGTCACGAGCCGCAACCTCTATCGGCGCTCGGGCGGGCTGGGACTGAAGTTCCTCGCGACCCTGCCGGGGAACTCCAGTCACACCTACACGGACACGACGCCGAACGCCGGTCTCGGCGCCGCGGTGCCGGTCGCGAGTACGGCGTACGTGCAGCGGATCGCGCTGACCGCCATCCCAAAGGGCGGCGCGCTCGTCACTGCCCGGAAGGTGTACCGGACCGCGGCCGGCGGAAGCCAACTCAAGCTCTTGACCACGCTGGCCGACAACACGACGACCGCCTTCGCGGACTGGACGACGGATGCCGCGCTCGGGGCGAACGCGCCCACGGTCAACACGGCGACAGCAAACCGCGTCGCGCTGACGAGTATCCCGGTCGGCGCCGCCGCGGTCACGAGCCGCAAGGTCTATCGCACCGTGGCCGGCGGGTCACAACTGAAGCTCTTGACCACGCTCGCGGACAACGTGACGAACGTCTACGCCGACAGCGCCGCCGATGCGACGCTCGGCGCGAACGTCCCGACGTCGGACACGTCCGGCCTCACGCAGCCGCAGGGGAACGTCCTCGCCGGCTCGACGTCGCTCCAGATTGCGAGCATCGGCGCGTTTCCGCCGCAGGGCTGGGCCGTCATCGGCAACGGTCAACAGGTCATTCGCTACACGAGCATCGCGGGGAACGTGCTGACCGGCATCCCGGCGAGCGGCGACGGGGCGATCCTCGCGTCGATCACCTTCAACAGCAGCGTCACCGCGGCGCCGGCGCTGACCGGCATCCCGGCGAGCGGACCCGGCTCGATTCGGTTCCGCTGTCTCAAAGGCGACGGCGTGAACTTGTGGGCGCGCGTCGACGACGTTCCGGCGCAGACGGCGCTCGCCGCGGTCATCGGCGGGGACGGCATCCAAGAGGACACCCTCCAAGACCGGCGCCTGTCCTACACCGAAGCGGTTGCGCGGGGCCAAGCGTGGTTGGCGCTTAAGCGCGACGTCGAGATCAGCCTCCGCTACTCGACGCGCGACCTCAACGCGCGCGTCGGTCGGACGCAGGCGGTCAACTTGGGCGAGCCGTTCAACGTCGTCGCGGACTTCATGATCCAGACGGTCACGGAGTCGGCCTTTATGGCGAACCTGATGCCGACGTTCGACGTCACGGCGTGCAGCGTCCGGTATTCCTTCGACGAGTTTTTGAGGCAGATCAAAAAGGCGGCATGAGATGGCAGTCGCGATCACTCGACAGGCGCGCGTCGACGACGACGGCAGCGGCACGACCGGCACCGTGATCAACGCGGCGTTCATTACCGCGATCTACGACGAGATCGACGCGGCACTCGCGGCGGTGCAAGGTCTCGGGCTGCCGCTCGCCGGCGGGACGGTCGCGGGGAACGTCACTTTTAGTGCAGGCTATCTTGCGTTCTCTGGCGATTCCACGGGCACAACCGGCCCGAGCATTTTTCGTTCTTCAAACCAACTCGTGATTCGGGGAGCGACGAGCAACATTCTATTTACGAACCGGGCTGGCAGTCTCGTCAACATGACGCTATCGGACGACGGCCGCCTGGTCGTGGGCGCCGGAGCCGCCGTGACGCCCGCGCATATGACGGTGAATTATCCGGGGGCCACACGCGTCGGGCTGGCTCTCAATGATCCGGACTCGCTGTCGAATACGGCGTTTCTTTACTTCACCCTGGCGGGTACGACTATCGGCGCCGTCCTCCGGAACGGTTCGACGAGCGCGGTGCAATATTTAACGACATCGGATCGCCGACTGAAAACGGATCGCGGGGTGGCGCAGAACGTCTCGGCGTTGCGATCAGTCGTGGTCCACGACTTCGACTGGACCGCCAGCGGCGTCCACGACCGCGGCGTGTTCGCGCAGGAAGCGCACGCGTTCTATCCGCAGGCCATCACCGTCGGTGACGACACGATGAAGGACGGCCACCTTGTGAAACCGTGGATGGCCGACTACTCCAAGTTCGTCCCGGACCTGATCGTCGGCTGGCAGCAGCACGACGGCGAACTGGCGACGCTGAAGGCGCGGATCGCGGCGCTCGAAGCGAAGGCGGCGTGATGTCGAAGACGTCTCGCACACACGCGCCGACGCCGAACAAAGAGATCCGCGTGACGCTGACGCCGCGCGAGTTCGCTGATCTTCAGGGGACGTGCGCGATTGCCGCGCTCGCCTTGCAGGCCATCCGTCAGCAGACCGACGACGCCATCGCCGCCGCGCAGAAGCCGCAACAACTCGCGATGGCGCGTCTCGTCAAGAAATACAAAGCGCAGGGCTTGCGCGTGGATTGCCTCTATCGCTTCGACGTCGAGGCGCACGCGCTCGTGAGCGTGGAGACCCCATGAACCAACCCAACGTCCCCGCGGTCGCGCCTGTCGCCGTCGCGCCGAACCCCGGCCAACTCGTGCAGATCGGGACAACGAGCGCGCCGACGCCGACGGCGCCTGTCGTGTCGGTCGGCCTGAACTGGGAAGTGATCATCCCGCTCGTCTTCGCCGGACTCGGTCTGCTCCTCGCGCAAGTGCTGAACTACTTGCAGTCTCGTAAAACCGCCGCGAAGGTGGATGACGCCGCCGCCGTGACCGCGGCGCATAACGCGACGCAGAGCACGAAGCTCCAGCGCATCGAAGTGCTCGTGGACGGCCGGTATGGGCAAGTGCTTCAAGAACTCGCCGCGGTCAAGCGCCTGCTCGCCGCGGAGTCGGGACTCGCCTCCGACAAAACAAAGGCCGCCGTCGCGCAGGCACGCGCCGACGAGCAAGAGGCGCGCGTCGCCGTCGCGGACACCGTGCCGCCGCCGGCCGTGGTCGACGCGATCACCCTGCCGCCGGAGCCGCGGTGACGACCGACGAACTGATTGACGGACTTCTGACGCGCGAAGGTCCGAACACGCCGCCTTATCTCGACCCGCACGACCGCGGCGGCCGGACGGCGTGGGGCATCTCCGAGCGCGCGCATCCGGAGGCGTGGCAACCCGGACCGCCGACACGCGCCCAAGCGCGCGTCATTTACTGGACCGACTACGTGCAGCCGTTCGCGGTGCTCGACGTCGACGACCGCATCCGGACGGCGCTCGTCGACGATGCGGTGCTCTCCGGCGTGGGCACGTCGATCCGGTCGCTCCAACGCGTGGTCAGCACGACGCCCGACGGCGTCATCGGACCGGAGACGCTCGCGCGAGTGCACGCGCAAGCGCGCGCGACCGGCGGCCGGCTGCTCGTGCGACTCGTGCAGGCGCGGACGCATCGACTCGCGCGGATCGTGCAAACGGACCCGACCCAACTCGACTCGCTTGTCGGCTGGGTCGACCGGAGTCTCTCCATGCTCGGCTGAAAGGGTGACGCGATGCTGCTGATTGTTCTCCTGTTGTTGCTCGTCTTCGGCTCCGGCGGCTACTACTTCGGCGGGCCGGAGTACGGCTGGCACTACGGCGGGGGCGGTGTCGGTCTCGTGATCCTCGTCGTGCTCGTGCTGTGGGTGCTTGGGATGTTAGGGCCGCGGGCCCAGTGAAAAGGATTGGTGTGTCATGCGTCTGAAATTCGCCCTGCTCTTCCTCGTCTTCGTCGTCGGGCTGGCCGCGGTGCCGAACTGCGCGAAGGCCCCACCGACCCTCTCGCCTGTCTCGTCGGTCAAGTTCGAGCAGACGCGCATCATCAAAGGGCTCGACGTCCTGCGGGACATCGCCGTCTCGGCGAACCAGCAGATCCCGCCTGTGCTCCCGGAGACCACGACGCGCGCGGTCGTGACCTGGCATCGGTCCGCGCTCGTGCTGATTGACGGCTACGGCGCCGGCTGGGCGACCACGGTGGGCGCCAGTCTCGATGAGGTGATCAAGAACCTCCCGCCGCCCCAACAGGCCACCCTCGCCCCGTACGTCGCGCTCGTCCATACGATTCTCAACGAGGTGAAGTGATGGCCATCAGCATCGACCCGCGGCTCGTGACGCTCGCGATCCAGAACCTGCCCGGCGTCATTGCCTGGATTCGCAGCGCGTTCGTGTCCGCGCATCCGGACGTGGTGCCGCCGACGGACGAGGAAGTGCTCGCGGCGTATCTCACGGCCTTCAAGAGCTCGATTGCCGTGGACGACGCCTGGTTGCTCGCGCATCCGGTGCCGCCGGTGGTCTCGTGATCCTCAACCGCGACGTCGAGTTCACCGGGACCATCACCGCGAAGTTCGTCCAGTGGCTTGGGCATCCGCCGAACGGGGATCAACTCGTTGCCTTCTTGACGTTCTGCCGCGGGGGCGGGACGGGGGACCAGATCGACGCCATCCTGTCGAAAGAGCCCGAGTCGATCGCGTACAAGGCCAAGCCACCGGTGCCGGTGCCGGGGCCCAAGCCGCACCTCGAGCGCCGCGGGAACGACTTCGTCGATGCCCAGGGCCAGCGCGTCGTGCGTGTGGGCTGTGACGCCTTCCTGGCCTTCCGGCAGTGGCTGGACGGCGGGGCCGACGCGCTCGCGCCGTTCGTGGCGGAGTCCCACGAACTCGGGTTCGACACCTGGCGGATCTTCATGATGGGCAGCCAGCGCCAGAACACCGTGCTCGAGCTCAACCCGTCGGAGCCGCGGTACTACGACCAGGTGCGGCCGTTCGCGGACTACCTGGCGGGACACGGGATCGTCCCCCTCCTGACGATGTTCGTCGACGCCCAGGACATCATGCCGAACGTGACGGCCCGCTCGGCCCACCGCAACCACATGGCGGAGCTCCTCGCCGGCGGGGCGGTGCTGTGGTCGGAAGGCAACCAGTACCCGAAAAACGGGTGGAGTCCGACCGACGCCAGCGACCCGGGGGGCGGATTGATCTGGAGCCGCG